AAGCTCAAGATTTGAACCGTCAGTAGTTTCTATTACAACTTGATCACCTGTAATCAACGAACCAGTGCTGTGGTCAAGACTAAATCTTTTGCTGTCTACACTGACATCATAAGGATCTAGCTTGGTTCTAATCCCACTGCTTAACGTGTCCCTTTTCAGAGCAATTTGCCCAGATTGTCCAAAGTAAACACCCATTAATCAATTAAACCTGTAGACCCATAAGGAGCACCATTAGCTTCCCAACTAATATCAGCAGAAGCAACTTCTCCTACTGCATTATTCATCGAAACACCTGTAATAAAGACAGAGAATTGAATATCTCGAATATCTGTAGAGCCTGTCGTCATTCGCATTGTTAAAACGATTTCAGGAGAAGCATCATTGTCACCATCCCCTGCCGAACCTCCTGTTTTCATTGCAGCAATCAAAAATTCATGCAAGTTTGAATTAGCACCTGCCGCAGGAGCCGCAACGTAATAAAACAAACGGCAACTACCTGAATAACTCCTTACCCCTGCCTTCAAAGTTCTATCTGTATCTCCTAGTGAGGTTGTTTCTAAAACAGCCATTGAACTAGAAAAAGACCAAGACTGAACCTTTGCTTGCTTAGAACTCCCTACATAGAGTTCTCCATCACGTCCAGAATAAAAACCCACAACCTTAAATTAAAACGTTGTTCTTATTATATGGGTGCATCCAAGCAAGCAACAAAACTACAGCTAACATTACTCAATCCATCGAATGTACTTGTAACAGTTGGCGGTGCTGAATACCTCCAAGTAAGACCTGTGTAAGCGCCTGTAATCTCCCTTCTTATGTCATTAGTGCTATAGCCTTGCAAGCCACCATGATAAAACTGAACCTTGTTCCATTCGCTGTTTACTTTTTCGTAGTTTTCAATAATGTCCCAAACTTCTGACTCTGAGAGATTAGAAAAGCCAAGAGTCATTGTGGCATTAACACGTTTATTACCATAACGAATATGTGTTTTTGTTCCGTCTAGCGATTCAAAATCAGTACTTGGAAATCTTCCAGGTATAAATGTTCGACTTGATGGAGCTATTTCAGGGAAATTGTAAAGAGTTGTCATTTTTTAATCCTCAATAACAAAACGAGATCCATCCGTCCATCCTTGTAATATAGCCAGTTTACCGTCGCTAGTTAGTTTGACATAAGAAGCTGCTAAATCAATCAAGCCATCTTCTCCAAACGTAATACTCTCAACCTTATAACATTGATCTGTCTTCTCAGTTTCCTTAATCGTAAATAAAGAGCCTCTATAAGCAGAAGACAAAGTGTTAGAAAAATTTTCAGTAGCTTCTTGTACTTCTTGATCGGAAGGCTTCCAATAATAAAAATCTTTAGAGCCTGTAATCGTATCTTTACTTACAACCGTTCCATCCTCAAGAATCGCTCCATTATTAAATCGACTTGTATGATTTGTTGTTGAAAATACTCTTATATAATCACCAGGCTTAACTCCATTAATGTAATGAGGAGCCGTTTTAAAATTAACAGTGTGATCTGTGTATTCTCTAATACTTAAAATATGTTTTGCAAAATCCAAGGCATGACCCTCAGTCGTGCAAAAACCTGACATGTCATAAGTTTCAATCGGATCATCTTTATGTTCTGATCCTACAAGTCTAATAATTGTTGATTTTGTTTCAGCAAATCCGTTTAACTTTTCTTCTCGATAAAGAACATTTGCCTTAAAGGTTTGTCTGTCTTCAGGAGCAAGGAAACTAACTTGTAAATCTTTAATATTGCCATCAGTAAACAGTGCTTTTATTTCAGGTTTACCTCCATGATTAATTGTATGATCGCTATTAAAAGGAACAGCAGGATATAAGCTAAACTCTCCTCCAATAATTGTAAAATCAAGCAAACAATATAAACCTTGTTCAAAAATAAACTGTCTTAAGTTAACTCTAGTTGAGATCATTCCGTCCCAAAAATATCCATTAGCCTTACAAAATTTGGAAGCTAATGCCAAATTGTTTTTGTTTACTGCTTTCTCAGAAATAACTTTTCCAGCTCCTAGCCTTTTATCTGTCAACAAAGCATAAGCAATATCAGGAAATAGACTTGTCGAACCAGACCAGCCATTAGGTTTTTTGATTCTTATTCCTTGTTGGATATAAGCAGAAAATTGAGTGAAGTTTGTCCACTCTTTTGAACTATCAACCCTTAAACCTGCATACGCTAGATTTTCATAACTTGCCCTGTCATTATTTTCTGTTCTAACAATCTCATTAACATAAACGATTGAATGTTCAGGGCCATCTAAATGGCTGGACTTATCTTGTTGAAATTTCCAAAAATCAGCAGCAGCATCATAAGGATTTAAATTATCTGAGTAACCACTAACTCTTTCGCTGCCGACTGGAACTTCATGGACATCTACAGGTACTTCCTGATTAGGCATACTACCTTTATTAATACTGTCTTTAGTAACAGCAACAGCAGGAATAATAACTTTATCTCCTATTCTATAACCGCTTCCGGGCTCACCCTCCATTGACCACGTTGCATAAGTTTGATCATTTTTTCCCCACATTTTCAATCGCACTTGCATACCCGTTCCATGAGCATTTGTATTAACTACATCAACAACCTTGGAATAAAGAGGTGTTTCTGTCCTTTCTAAATCTCTTGGTTCAATATTATTAGGGCTTGAATAACTATTTTTTGAAAGTGTCCAAAAATAACGAATTTCATTTGAAGGTAATTGAGGATTAGCAACAATCCACTCTGTATTACTTAAAGATTCTTTACTCAATAAATAATTCAATCTACCAGCGAATTTAACTGTATATTCATTAGAATTTCCTGCAACATATTGTTGAACAGATGCTTGAGTTGTTGCACTATTAGCATTTAACAAAGAAGCCGTCAGCATCCTATTTCCGTTTTCAATATGCTTGATTACATCATTACCAGGCCAAGGTAAAAATCTATATTCATATTGATCGTAATCATGATCAACTCTTATATAATTATATTGAAATTCAGGCGTGTTACCCACAACACAAAACAAACCAGAATGAAATTCACCAGATGGTTTTAACCAATACCAATCATCAGTAGACCCAGACTTTCTTATTTGTAATTTAAAGAAACTAATTCTTTTAGTAAATGTACTAACTGTTCCTAATTGTAATGATGAATTTCCATCGATAAGATCTACAAGAGTTGCTTCAGAAGGCTTGCTGTTTACATTTGCAGTCTGTATTTGTTTAAATACTTTAGACCTTAAACCTAGTTCTGTTATATCACATTTTCTGTTATCAGAAACAGTTCCAACAGTTACTTTTTGCAGAGCATATCTTGAATGTGGAGGGTAAATCTCATTATATTGTTGACCATAATAAAACTGATCAGGATTACTATTTCTGATATTCCAATGCGGGTCTTGCCAAACTGGATTGTTGCAATGAGTCCCTAAATTTGGTTCAGGGAGGATATGACAATGACCTTTTTCTGTAACTTCAAATGTATAATTCCTTGTCTTTGATTTTTGTGCTTCCCAAGGTTGACCAGGATAATGTTGATCTTGCCCTCCTTCATACTTGCATGTAACTAAAGCAGTTCCAGCCATATATTGCTCGCCTATTGCGATGTACTGATCAGTTGCTTCTCGGACAGAAGTTGTTACAGCATCTACATCTTCTACACCATTAGAGCCATAATTTCCTCTCGGTCCATGTGCTTGGAAAGCGTTAAAATTACCCTCATTACTTTGATCATTGTTATCACCACCAACAACTTGATAAGTAAGAACATCACCTTTTTCATATTCAACCTCACCTCTTTTTTTCGCAGCACTTCCACCATCGGCAAAACCACATCTCATAGGCCAAGCACCCATCATCTTGATTCTTTTGGGAGCCATTCTTCTATAAGCAGGTCTTTTGTCATTATCTCGGCCTCCAGTGTCACCCCAACGAACCAACTCATAAGGCAAATTAAAATAAGTACAATTTGGCATTGGCGAACTTAAGCCAAATGTCGCTTGTGTTGTAGGGTTTCTTGTCCCAGAGAAGTATTCTTTATTATCAATTTTAAAAGCATCTACTTTAGGAACGTAGTTAATGAGATACTGGCCTGTATTAACATGACCAACAGAAAAAGGAATATTGCTTCCTGACTTTAAAATCTTCTCAGCGTGATAATTAGAGATTAATAAATCACCAATTGCATAACCTTTAAAATCAGGTACAGCATCTAATTCACCTAAAGAAAATAAAGCGTATATTTTTAATCGCTGAAAACGACCCAAGCTAACAAGCTGTGACCACATAAGCTGTGATGCAACCCTTACTCCACCATTCGGGTTGTGCCCTGTTCTATTTGTAAAAACAAGAGGAATTAAATCTCCTAAATTTGCTAATTCTTGAACACTATTAAAACTACTTTGTGGAGCAAATCTTTTTGTGCCTGCTACATCTGCTGTTCGTTGACTTGCTCCTCTTTTTGGTTGTTCAGGTTTAGGTGTTAATAAATAAGAGACAAAAGCAGCACCAGCAGCAATTCCTATCGTGACAATATTACTAGCAATCCAAGCAACTACAGGTCCATTCTGAATACTAGGAATTAAGTCATAGGCTTCTGGCCTTTCTTTAATTTTTACTTCTAGCTGCTCAACAAATTGCCAATATTCTTCCTCAGTTATTCCGAGGGCATTACACATATCTGCTTCCGTTGGAAGTAACACCCTGCGAGGGTAAGGACTTCTAGCGGGGACCATTGAACCACCTGGTCTTCTAATGTTCTTCGGTAACTCAGCCATCCTTCCTCGTAGTAAGCCGCCATGCCATAGGAACCGTTTTCACTACGACATAATGCAATTGCTCCTAGTTTAGGGGGTGAGTCCACTCCCCACCGATTTAATTCTTCAAAAAAGATACTGTAGTCTTTTTTCTTTAATCTTCGATACCAAGAACGCTCTGGCTCAGGAGAACTTATTCCATAACTTTTTAAAACTGTTCTGCATAAAGATAAACAATCACCAGCTCCATGTTTTTCAGGATCAGCACCTAAACGATAAGGAAGACCGATTAATTCGTAAGGCTTCAAAGATTTTGAACCTGCCCTGTTAATGGCAAACGAGAACATCTACCTTTTGTCAATGTTTGTTGTGGAGCGTTTGCACCCACAGCATCAATGGCAGAAGACAATGCTAATTCTATTGTTTGAGGGTCATACCCCATACCCGCAGCAAGCCAATATTCACTTGTTAAACGTCCTTTATTTTTTAAAGAATCATCTTTATTAAAATTTTTATCTAAAAGAAAAGTTTCAACTTTTATATAATATTTTTTCTCTACAAATTCTTTGACATAAGACATACTTAACGGATTATTAGCAAGGATGATTGAAGCTTCTAGATTGTCACCAGAGCGATTCATCGCAGCTCCCTGATAGACAAAAGACAAATATCTATAGTCTCCAATACCTTCATGTTTTCCGTTTTGAAATTTGTTATAACCTAAATCATCGCCATTCAAACCAGTAAAAGGAGCTGGTTCACCTCCACTTGCAGTTTGAATTTCAACAAAAGCAGTTAAAGCAACAACAGTCATTAGATTCCAATCCTTGATCTAGATCCTCTGCTATTTCGCAGAGTGGACATTGTTCTAGCTTCTCCTGCTGCTGCACCTTTAGATGCTGCACTATTAATAATTTGACCTACAGCAGATTTAGGAACAAATTCTTCAGAGTTGAAGTTCAATATTGGACCAGAGTAGTTAACAGTGGTTGACGAACCAGATGCCCCTCCTGAAGAAGATTGACCAGTGCCAGGAATTACTCTCTACC